TTGAACATAGCAACTCGGTAAAAAGGCTCTCCGCGTGAGGGCAGCCATCTGCGCCCCCAAACTACCTCCGGGAGTAATGCCAGAGCCCGTGAGAGTGCTTACCGGAGAATTGGGATAGGCCATGATCTACCTCACATACCGAACGACAGCGCGCCTAAGACTGCGCTCGACTGGTTGACTACCTCGTGGCTAAGGCCATGCTCGGTAAGAAGAGCCCGCGCCGCCGCGATCCTGTCTTCCAACCTCTGGCCGCTCGGCTGCTGCACGATCCACAGCTCAACGTATGTGCGGAGATACTTCATTGGGTTCCCAATGTCTCCCGCGTGAAACCGTCCGGGTCGCGCAAGAACGCCTCGATCTGGTCGTCCTGGTACTTGACCGGATTGCGGTGCAGCTCAGCCCGAGCCTCGTCCGCGTTCTTCGTGCCGAACAAATCAAGATCCTGAGATCGCCAAGTCGGTCCGGCCGGCGCGGTCGGCGGCGTCTTGGAAGCGACCCAAGCCGCAGCGGCGTCAACCGCGACGCCGACGTCGCCAGACACGCCCATCTCCTTGACGCGAGCGACAGCCTTGTCGATACCATCTTCGGTCAAGCTGTAATCGCGGCGCGCCTTGTCAATCGCCTGTTCGATCATTGTTTTGGCGCTGTGCTCTTCCCATGCCATGCGCTCTTCAGCGCGTGCTTTCTCGATCTTATCGAGACGCTCCCTGAGCATGACATTCTCGGCCCGAAGCGGCGCAACAAACGGCGCCACGGTGTCGTCGATGATCTTGGCGTCGGGGAACTTCGCCTTGGCGGCGCGGCGAACCTTCTCGCCGATCTCACCATCGCTCCACAACTGCTCGAGCAGCTCGGCGGCGCGAATCTGAGCTTGGGTGGCCTCGGCCATTTTACTTGGCCCTCGGCGCCGAGCCGCGTGACCCGTCCTTGCCGACGTGGTCGATCGACTTGATCCCGCTGAGACTGCCCTTCGGCTGAGCCGACGAGCGAGCGCCGATGTCCATCGCCTCGAAATCAGCGACATATTCCATCAGACTGCGATCGATCTTGACGTCGCCGTCATACGGCTTGGGGAATTTTCCGCTCGTCATCTCAAGCTCCTGGCATCGGTGGCATCGGGGGCCCGCCGCCGCCGTCAGGCGAAGGCGGAGGAGCAGCGCCCGCTCCGGGCATCTGCGGGGCCGGCGCGCCGGCCTGCTTGGCGTTTCGCGCCATCTCGACGAGTTGCTGGATCATCGCGCCGGGATCGCCCTTCGCGCCGCCCTCTTTCTCAACGGCCTTGCCGATTTCGGTCAAAGCCTTGAGACAGGCGGTGTGGATGGCTGAACCCATCGGCAGCGCGGGAAGCGCTTCCTGAAGAGTCTTCAGCCCCAGCTTCAGCTTCTCCATGCCGCTCGCCGCCGCGCCCTTCATCGGACCGGGCGCTGACGCTGGGCCAGCCACACCCGCCTGTGGCGGGGAGGGCGGAGCGCCGGGCATCATCGGCATAGGCATTCTGAAAAACCTCAGTGTGTTGGGCGAGGCGCGCGAACGCCTCGCCCATTGTTCACGGACGACCCGGAATTACTTCCGGCGGCCCTTACGACCCTTGTGACGCGCCATGGGAGTCTCCTTGTTGACGAGAGGGAAGAGACTAGCCTCACCCCTACGAGCCGAGAGACTACGCTGGACCAGAAGCGCGTGTCAATATATCGTGCGAAAAAGGCGAAGCTTATCAATACCATAGGATGGTATCAAAATGAGGATACCCCGTGACGCCAAGCAGCTGACCCAGTTCGTCCGCGAGACCGCGTCGCACTGCATGTCGTCCCGTCAGGCGCGAATGAACCGTGGCGCCTTCTATCAGGGCTACATCGACACCGGCTCGTCAGACGCAACGACGCCGGCGATGTACAACAAGCTGTGGGTGTCGCTCGACGACCTCGAATCCCTTCTGTTTTCCCCCGTATCGCTGCGCTTCCACATCGGCGACCCCGACTATCCCTCGGTGATCAACGAAGCCAAAGGCCGTGCCGCAGCCGCGCACATCCGAAACCAATACCGGCGCTGCGACGGCGATTCGATGTTCAGCCAGGCGGTCAACATCGGTCTGGTGCGCGGCAAAGGAATCATCAAACAGAGCTTCGCCAGCGGACGGTTGTCGACATGGCTGGTGCAGCCTGAAGATTTCGGCGTGCTGCGCGAGAACTACGACCGCCTCGACGAGAACATGGGCGCCTTCAATCATTCGATGCTGGTCACGTTCGACCAATTCGTCGGCCTGGTGAAGAACCACCCCGACAAGAACGAGATGCTGAAAAAGGTCAAAGCCTATACACGCGACAGCGCTGGTCTGACCGACACGCGCGGCGGCACGGCGATGAACATCACCGTCGGCGGGCTCTACCCGATGCAGGCGGCGGGACAAGGCGGCCCCCAGATAAACGGGCGCGTCGACTGGATGGGCCGACCGCAACCGCAGCTCGATCCGGCTGTCGAGCAAACACTGATCGAGCTCAACGAAACGTGGATTTGGGACGACCAGCGCGAGGATTGGGCGACATTCCAGATCGTCGGCGACGACCTCTTGGTGATGGGAAAATACACGATTCAGAACGCGCTAGCGTTCGACCCGTCGTCACAAACTTCGGCGCCGTGTCTGAAGGGTGATCACCCCTATTCGACATTCTGCCCGAACCCTGTGCCAACCTACTTCTGGGGCGCGTCCGAGGTGCAGCGGCTGATCTTCCTGCAAGAGGCGATCAACGCGCGACTCGTCGGCACGAACAAGATGCTGCGCATGCAGGAAGACCCGACGACCAAGTTCGTCGGCTCGACTGGCGTCAACCAGCTGGCGCTGTCGAAATACAAGAAGCCAGGCGGCCACTACGTCGAGATGAACGCCAACGCCAAGATCGAAAAAGATCGCATCGAAATTCCGCAGGACCTGTGGGCCTCGTTGCACGAATACGAGCGCATGTTCGACGAGATGATGGGCGTGCCGCCGATCGCCAAAGGCCACGGCGAAAAGGGTGTGCGCTCCGGCGCACATGCCGACACGCTGGTTCGCATGTTCTCGCCACGCTTCAAGGATAGGGCGCTGCTGATCGAACGCGACATCGAGCGCAGCGGCGCGCTGACGCTCGACATGGCGCGCGTCCACGTCGCCAAAAAGTTGGTCGCTTGGGTTCCCGAAGCCGAAGCGTCGCTGCAGAACGTGTCAACGCCGGAAGAAAACCTGCTGCTGACGCCGCCAGCCAAAGGGCTGGTTCCGGTCTACTTCAGCTTCGGCGATTTACCCGACGACGTGACGCTAACGGTCGACGAACACAGCTCATCGCCGGCATTCTCGGCCGACGGCAAAGCGCTGATCTTCGACATGCTGAAGACCGGCCTGCTGTCGCCGATCGAGGCGGTCGAGCATCTCGACGTCACCGATCCCGAAAGCGTTCAGGCCAACATCATGCGCCGCGAAATTGCAAAAGCCGAAGCGGCCGAAAAAGAATCGCAAATGAAACTCGCCATCCACCAAGGCGGCAAGAAGTAACCGAAGGAGAAAACCATGTCTCGCTATCATGTCGACAACCGCATGACCAACGCCCAACAGGCGATCACCACGACATTCAAAACCCAAGTTCAAGTGTGGTCAGCAACCGCCACGCTCTGCCGCGGCCGCGCCGTGGCGCTACAGATGGGCCCCGACGGCGCCCCCAACGCCACCGACTGTCAGATCGTCTACGAGGTGCAGCGCGCCACCGCCGACGGCACCTCGACTGTGTTCACGCCCGACCCGCTGAACCCGGCGGATGTCGCTTCACGCATGGTCGCCCACAACGCCTACACCGCTGAGGGCACCTACACGCTCGACATCTTCTCGCGCTCGCTCAACCAACGCGCGTCGATGCAATGGGCAGCGCAGGACACCGACGCCATGCTGACCTGGGCGGCGACCAACCTCGTTGGTCTGGCGCTGATTGCGCTGTCGCCGACCTATGCGTCGAACGTCCTGTTCGGCATGGAGTATGACGACCTGTGAAAGCCTGCAAGGTCTGCGGCGCGCCTGCGCTCGAACAGGTGCGAGGCCATCTCACCGAAAACGACAAGGGCTACGTCGCGCCGCGCGGCGTCGGCCCGGAAGCGAACTCGAACAACCCAGCGAATGCGACGGACACGCGCGTCGTGTGCAGCAACACGAAGCTGGCAATGCGTGGCCCCGGCGGCGCTCCCGTCGTAATCGAGGCCGACGCAAAGGCGTGGAATTTCTCCTACAACGGCGAAGGCTTCGTCTTTCCGCTGTG